CCTTGTTGTAGAGGCCCTGCAACTGAGCAGGGATGCCGCCCGAGTTCTGGGCGGATGCGTATTCACCCTCACGAACCGTAGAGGTCGGATCGAGCATCTTCATAAAGCCGAAGATCAGCGACATGTCGCCGGGACCGCTGCCCTGTGCCGCTGCTTGCTGAAGCTTTTCGTAACCGGCCTTAATGCCCTGGTACTGCTTTACCGGGTCGGCTGCGGTATATTGGCTGTATAGGTCCTTTTCGTAGCCAAACTGGTCCTTCTGGTCAGCAGGGCCGGTGTAAAGCGGCTGCATGGTGTTGGGGTCCAGCAGCGTCTCTCCAGCGCCAACCTTGATCGGGTCGCGCGGCCCCTTGGGCTGGCTGCGCTTCATCGCCTCGTTCCAAGCGGCGTCGAGGGGCATACCGGCCCCTACGGCTTCCGCAAGGTCCGGGAACGTATTGCGCAGGTATTCGGAGGTCTGGTTAATCTGGGCGAGGCGTTCAGCCTTGGCTTCTTCGGCCACACGGTAAGCGTCATCGACGCGCTGCCCCTGCGGGCCGTTCGCGGCGGCGTTGGCGAGCCCTTCAGAGAAGGTTGCGCCCGAGCCGAGACCTGCGCCGAGCGCGCTTGTCCAGCCACGGTTCTGCTGTGCCCATTGTGCCGCCGCGTGGTCCTTGCCGAGCAGCATTTCGAGAACGCCCATCGCCTGCTCCTAAAGTGCCTGAAGACCGATCCCGAGGGCGGATTGCCACCACGGGGTCTCGGGCTTGGTCATGGTGTTCGTCGTGGTCGTGCCGGATGCGGCGGCATTGCCCGCGCCCGCAGAAGTCAGCTTGGCGATGAGGTCGGTCCAGCCGTTCGCCTGTCGCTGCTGCAGATCAGCCCTACCCTGTAGAATGCCGGTCTGGTTGGCGTCCTGAGCCGAGCCGATGGCCCCCGTGATGGTCGCCGGCTGCTGAGCCATGCCCTGCAACTGCGCCAGGGTCGAGACTGCGCCGGTCTGACGCGCCTCGTCCTGCGACAGCCGAGCGAGGTCCATCCTAGCTGCTGTGTCGCCTGCGGCCTCCGTCGCGTTAGTCACATAGCTGCCGCCGCCAAACCGTCCTGACGAGTTAAACGCCTGCCCTACATTCGAAACTGCGTCGTCCATCGCCTTGGCACGGAGACGCTGATACTGCGGGTCATTCTGCCCGAACCGCTTGCCGGCCGCTATATCGCCAAAGTCCTTGATGCCCGCTGCCGTAGAGGCGGCATAGTCGGGGTTGTTGGCCGCCGTGAGCGCCTTTGACCATGCGTCCTGTGTGGTCGAACCAGCCGGGCTATAGAGGCTTTCGCCGAATACCTGGGGGCCAGCATCATACGCCGTGCTGATGCCCTTGGCGAGTTTGGAAGCCGTCGCCTGCACGTCCGGGTTGGTTGGTGCGGAGCTAGACGTGCTCGTGGTGGTGTTGGTGCTTTCGCTCGCCATCTACAGCCTCTTCCGTCGCCCGTTCCTGAGACCGTCCATCGGCTCATATCCCGGCAGGCACCACGCGCGGTCTTCCCCCGCATGGCGCATTTCTGTGCAACCCGCTTGGCGGGCGATGTCTTCGATCTTGGCGAGTTCGGTCAGCATCGCCGCCCGCATGGCCTTCGGTCCCAGCGTGATCCGGCCTTCGAGTTGCCGAAGCCCGCAGATCATCGAGCCGTCTTCGTCCTGAAAGATTTCGAGAGTGACCGCCACGTCACCCTCACCGGGCCGGGCAATCCGAAATGTGCAGTTCATCAGTCGCTTGCGCGGACAATGGCCGGGGCGTTCGGGTTAACGAACGTGGTCAGCACATCCATGTCGCCGCCCGCCGCGCTGCTGGTGACTTCCAACACCCCGCCCACATCAATGATCAGCGGGATTTCCCACGTCCATGCCGTGCCAGCCGTCATTGCCACGACCTTGCGGATGTACACCCGCGTCGTGCCGTCATACCGAGACACCGACAGGTTGGGCGTCCCGGTGGTCGGCGTAACGATGATCGAGGCGATGAGCGTTCGCCTTTCAGCGGTATAGACGGTGGTAATCGTGTTGGTCGTGATGGCCTTGGGCTCGGTAAGCAGCCCGCCGCTGATCGAAATTGTCATTCCGCGCCACCTGCAGATGCCTCAAGCTTGTCAACGCCCTTGGCGAGCGTCCAGATCGAGCCAGCGGGGATATTGCGGCGGAATGCGACGTACTTGCCCCGCCCGCGCAATGGAGCCCTGCCGCTTGTGCGCTTTGCCGCCCCCGTCTTCCATGTCGTGGTATCGTTGAGCGCATTGCGCACGCCCAATTCGAGCGTGCCATCGTCGCTGTCGTCTTCCGGCGTTGCCCTGCCAATGAGCATGGAAACGGGGCTTGAGTTGATGGCGGTTTCCAGCGTGGCCTCAAGAGGCGTGCCGGCGAAATAGTTGAAGACGAAGGTCGGCCCGAGAGCGCCGAAGAGAGGCTGGCCGCCCTGCAGCAACCGATTATCCCATTCGAGGTCGGCGCTGTCCCAAACCCCGGTATAGCTGTCCCATGTGATGGCGGTCTGCGCCGCATAGCCAAGGTACGTGGTCTGGATCGTCAGGGTGAACGGCTTCTTGTTCTCCCAATTGTACCCGATGATGTCCTCGAAAATGACATTGCTGGCATTGCTGGCCCGCTTCCATCGCCACATGACGTTTTTGCGGAACGGGTCAATCGAGCCCTGAATGAGAGACATGTCGGTCTGGTCAACGCGGTCGAGAAACCACTTGTCCATCAGCCCGGCAAAGGGCCGCTCGATACCGCCGCCCATGGTGAACTTGCGCAGGCCGTCCGTTGCCCACCACCAGACCGTGCCATCGAAGGAAATGCACGACTTGGCGCCGACCGAACCGAACTCTTCCGAGATCGATTGGATGCCCCAGAGCGCATTGCCGACATTGCCCACCTGAATGAGCCGCACGGCGCGCTGCTGCAGCACGAGGGCCATGGTGTCGGAAATCTTGCCGCCCCAGATCAGCGCCCCGCCACTTTCGAGAGGCTGGTAGTCAGCGCCCTTGGTGACGTAGTTGGTGTGGTCCGAGAAGGCCGAAGACCGGATGAGACGGTTATTACGGTTCCCTAGGTTGTCGAGGCAATCGAGCAGGAACAGGATATTGCCGCATTCGAACATCCACCGGGGGTTCTTGGCGGCCGCGATTGCCGAGGCCGCGCCGCCCGCTTCAACGTCATAGGCGCGCATGCCGTCGCCGGTATTCGTATAGAGCAGCTTGGTCCCGAACCTGACGAAGCACATATCGTCCGAGGCAGCGACCGCTAGACCGGTATCGATGGCGCTCCACGTGAAGTCTGCAGCCATCTTTTCGACGGTCGAAACCGTCGCAGCCACCACAGCCCACGTGCCGTCCGCCGTCTGATAGCTAAACATGCCCCTAGGCGGGCCAGAGAGGGCCGTGGCGCTTGTTGCGGCAATCGGTGAGGGGAATGGCCCATAGCCGTCCCGCAAGGGCTGTACGCCGTCCGCCTGCAGCATGAGGCCGGGCGCCAGATCGGTTTGGTCTGGGCCGAGGATACCATAGGGGAACTGCATTTACGGAGTCGCGCCCGGAATGGTCACAGAAGCGCGGCTGAGCTGCGCCACCATCGATTGGATGCCGAGGTCTTCAAGCGTCTTGAGTGCGGCCCCCTTGTAGGCTGGTGCGCTCGGGTCTTCGAACTTGGCCTTAGCGAAATGCAGGCACATCGAGAGATACGCCTGCGGAGCGTTGGTGATGAGCCAGTTGGTCAGGTTGCCGCTCGTCAGCCCAACAAGTGAGCCCTCATAGTCAAACAGCAGAGTTCCGGTATAGGCCGGGCCGACTTCGATGGTTGAGCCGAAAATGGCGTAAATGTCAGGAATGCCGGTAGGGGCAAGGCGACGATTGCGCACCGCGCCGATGGTCGATTGCGTCAGCCCGCCATAGACGGAATGCGTCAGGTCCAGCGTGCGGATGTATCCTGCAGGAAGCGCCGCAGAACCGGCCGTGAAAGCGAGAGCCGCCGTGCTGGCTTCCTTGGCGAAGTTGGGGCCGAAATACAGCCGGAACTCGGCTTCCGCCAACCCGATGATTTCGTCCGGGTCGTGGTCGCGGTCGTCCCAATCGTCAATG